ATCCAAAGCAGCTGCTTTAGTACTCTGAGATGCACTACCAAGAATACTAGTTTGGAGTGCACAAAATCGATTTGTGATAGTTAGTGCGTCAACATCGGTGGTCCTAATAAAACGAATATCATTTGGAACCACTTTAGGACTATTTGTAGTCACGCAAAAATTTGCACTACCACGATAACCGACAAACATAGATGACACCCAAACCATAGGGTGCATAGTATTAAAAGCATAGCGCTTAGCGCCTGCAGTAACAACACCATTGGCTTGTGTCAAAAATGTAGATCCAGTATAATATCCTGGAGAATAGGGCATTCGCAATAAACCTTTACGGTAAACATTATATGCGCTTGCTACGCCCACAGGAAGGGGAACAGTGTCCATAATAACCATTCTATGAAGAAGTTTCCTCAAAGAATGAATAGACTCCCCAAAATTCAACCCATACCTGTTAGGATCAGGATTGACAGGTGTACCAAAATGAACATGATTAACTTCTTCAGATTGCAATTCAAATAATGAAGGCAATTTAGAAGTACCAGTTGATAAGATACTACCTGAGGGATTGGCAAATTCAAAATCATCGCCAGCTGATACATATGCTAAAATACGAACAGTTGATGTAATAGGAGCTTCCAATGCATTGTAAATGCGAATGGCTATAGTTCCATTATCAGAATTGGTGGTACGAGGTCCTGAACCTCCGGTATTCCAATTATTCGTTGAAACATCTGTATCAACACGTAACCAGGGTAAAGCCTGGTGATATGGAACAGTGATAGTTATTTCATCTGTCTCACCAAGATCCAGAATGTGTGTATAAGTAATATTTGTGTCAACATTCGTTCCCGAAATATTGAACAAAGGATCATATTGAATTTTCAAACGACCTTTATGATACTTAGTACAAACAATCTTGAATCTAAATTTAATGGAACCACGCCAATTCTCAAACATAGCACCGATGTGGGCCAAAGGCGTCATATTGGTGCGACGTCCAACAATTGCACTAGCAATTCCAAGAATATTATCTGCTATTTTCAAATCAGGTGTAACCCGAGCTGTAAACAACAGATCATCTGCAATACCAGTAGTGGACCAAGTAGTGGTACCAAAATAAGATTCTTTCTGTTTCAAAAAAGATAGTGCCAATTCATCTTGACCTTTAACACCAAATGGTGACGGATCAATAGATAGCTCAGTCTTTGGATCAAGAGCAAGTTTCTGATAAGGAACCGATATTTCAGCTGTAGCAAGATGCGGAGCATTCATTGGATAATAAGGATGAACATTCTCAATATTAGGAACATTCGTAAATCCAAAGATGCTCGCAATACGCGAAACAGCGCTGGCACCAATTTGAGTAGCGCGAGCAAAAGGACCAATAATTGGTATTTGTGTAAGAAAACTAGCTGCATTCGCAATAGCAGTGGCTGGTTTAGATACAGATCCTTCACCATACTCATCAGACTGAAGTGTGAGTTTACCAGTAGAACCCATAAGTTCCACATCAGTTAACCACGCTAAAGTTCTAACAGTAACAGTAGAAGGACCACCAGTTAAGCAAACATCAAGATTTGCGAAAACTGTATAAAACAAAGAACCAAAATTGGTAACATCGGAATTGGATGTAATATCCAACCAATTTTCGTGATAAACGAATGGTAATTCCATTTCGCCCCCAGCATTCTTAGCAGGATCTACATAAAATCCTGGTAATTGTGATTTTGGGACTAACATGGAAGCCGCAAGTCCACGAAACTTACGTGTTAAAATACCATCCAAAGGTTGATAGAATACACGCAAAGAACCATATTGAAATGGTGTTGCATTAATTAGAACTTTCACATGTAGTTTAGCTCTCATAAATGCATAATTTTCAAGTTTCCTCTTGACAGCTGCTGTATTAATAAGCAATTGCCAAGGTGAAATTGATTTAATATTACCAATGGCATCTGCTGTAGACCAGACAAATGTATCAATGGTAGTAGGACGAGCTAAAAACTCACCCAAAGATAGGTCTTCAGTTGAATCAACAGTAGCAACACTATTTTGTGCAGCTGCTGCTCCAACAATCTCACCTTTCTCTCCATCCAAAAAGTATGTAGTAGAATGCACTTCTTCCGAGGTACCTTCAACTGTAATTTCTTCAGATTGAAGTTCAAAGCGAGGGTTTGGAGGTGGTGTGTG